TGAATCGACATTCTTCAACTTTCCGAGGTTAAAAAAGGACGAACTACATCCAACCTTCGCCGCTCGCTTATAGATGTATTCAAGATCGAACCCGAAGATGTTCCATCCCGTCATGATGTCGATGTCCTGTTTGATGAGATATGCACGAAACGCCTCGAGCATCTCGCGTTCCGTGTCAAAACTCACGATATTCGACCCTTCCAGGTTTGGATCCGTCTTCTTATAACAGAAACACGTCTTGTCGTAGGGCTCATCTGAACCGAGTGTACACAGGGACAGTGCGATCTGGAAACACGCATCCCCGGCAATGTCAGCGTCAGGGAACTTTCCAGTAGAACTGTTCGACTCAATATCGAAGGATGCCACGACAAACGGTGCCACGTCATCACGCTTGACGGGTGTGAGCGTTTCCCAGTCGTTACAGAACAGGTCGATGTTGACGTGTGCAAGATTGGATCGAACGCATTCACTTCCAGTGTCCAGCCACCCCGTCGACTGAATCCCCGTTCGGTGCATCATACGAAGGATGGGGTCGAGATTCGACTCGTACACCTTCAGGGGAAACGGACCAGACGCGAGGGTTAGTGGTTTTTTAAGAAAATAGTCCACCGTTCGTCGCTTTTTCAGGTTGGAAAACGTGACACGCATGAATAAAAATTTTTGATTGTTCTGAAATCCCCAAATGTCTTTAGACTCCACGATCGTGTATCCGAGACAATTGTCTTTGATGTGGGCGTAAATCTCCTTCGCGTACTTAATGTCGGGGAGCTTAATATAAAAGTACGGCTCGAAAGCCGTGGTGACGCAGACGGATTTACCATCCTCCGTCTTTCCAAATATACTGATCAAGTGGTCTTCACCTTCGTCGCGTGCCTCCCACGTCAGAGCCTGAAAAACAACCATCCTTCCTTATGTATACTTCGAGCCAAAATTTTAATATCGTTTACTAGTAAATGTCAGCCGCTTTGATTGACCTCGTGTCCAAGGGTGCCCAGGATGTCTACATCACCGGCCAACCCGAAGTGAGTTTTTTTCGTCAGAACTACAAGCGTCATACGAACTTTTCCATCAAGCCCGAACGTATCGACTACATCGGTTCGTTCGCTTCGGGTGCGGAGGTGACCATCCCCATCAAGTCCAAGGGTGATCTTCTCAGCTACGTCTGGATCGAGGCTCCCGGTATCGCCGCGACCGGTTCCAACATAACGGGTCTTTTCTCCAAGGGCTCTAGCCCGACAGAGTTCCTTCTTTACGTCGGTGGTCAGCAGGTCTGCCGTCTCGACTCTCTCTACGCTCAGGGTGTACACAACGTGCTCTACAACGAGACACAGGCTCGTGCGTCGACGGCTGTTTCCACCGCGGAGATCAAGGAGAATGCGAAGAATGCCGCGGGTACCGCCGATCATTTCGTGATTCCCTTCTTCTTCAGCCAGGACTGGACCAAGTCTCTCCCCCTCGTCGCCATGCAGTACCACGATGTCGAGATTCGCATCAAGTGCCGCGATGGCACCTTCTCGTCGACTCCTAAGGTGTACGCCATGTACGCCTACCTCGACACCGATGAGCGTAAGTTCTTCACGGACAATGAGCATGAGATTCTCATCACCCAGACGCAGTACCAGATGGTCGGTTCCACGGATACGGATATCGATCTCACGTACTTCAACCACCCCACGAGTGCTCTCCATCTCGTGTCTTCCAACGTGGGTGCGGCATGGGATACAGCCTACGCGTTTGACGATGCCACCCTATACATCAACGGTACACCCCTCTCCGAGAACATGTCCAAGGATTACCATCACAGCGTCGTCCCCAAGATGCACTGCCAATCTCTTCCCGACGACCTCCTCGAAACCGCTCCTGTGTACACCTGGCCGTTCTGTCTCAACATCGGAAAGTCCCAGCCTTCCGGCTCCCTGAACTTCTCCCGCATCGACACGGCGAAGGTAACACTCAGGAACGTCACCGGTGGTAACGCGTACCAGCGTATGTACGCGGTCAACTATAACATTCTTCGTATCAAGAATGGTATGGCTGGTGTCGCTTTCGGTAATTAATTCCAGTTATCGATCAAATTTTTGGTTTTTTCATACATACGTTTTCCATGAAACGTCTTATCTTTTAGTTCATCCCAAATTGTAAGTCGGTACTCAAGAAATTTCTTGAACTTTTCCGAGTTACAATTAGACTTATATCTCACCTTTTCACCCTTAAGTGCTTCGTTTGTTACAGCAATACGGGCATCCATTGAACGCTTAGCAAGCTCATCAGGAGTGAGACGAGTGGACACATCCTGTTTTTTTCCAAGTGCCATATATACTATGGATGGTCCTATCCTTTATTACTGTAAAGCATGTCACAGAACCTACGATGGATGTGCACAATGCTGTTTCGAGATGGATCATGTTAAAGTAAAATAATTTTCTTGTATATATGACTCCGGAACTAAACAAATAGGAAATGCGATCGCATATTTATTTACACGAACATGCATCCCCCTGTGAGGGACGGACCACACCGATGGAAACATCAAAAGTTTTCCCGCTTTTGGTTGAACACGTTTTCCAAATAAAAATTCAGTGGCACCACCATCTTCTGGATCAATATCATTTAAGTAGAGTAGTCCGGTAAAATAAATCATTGCGTCACCGTGGTCTGAGTGCCAAGCGTAAGAAGTATTTGGTGTCGTACAATTAAGTGTCAAACCCGGTCCAGGAAACAATTTATTGTCTTTAAAGTATACATCATTAATAACATCTGGATCTTCACCATATTTTTCAAAGTGTTTGCAAAATCTATCGGGTACTTGCATACTTACTTTTTTTGCGAACGTCTCTAGTATGAAAAAATAAAGATCAGACCATCTGTTTTCTGGGTTAACAAGAACTTCCCTACCAGATTTGCGTTTTTCATCCACTATCACACTCGGCACTTCCCGGTTATCACTTGAAAAAGTCATAATACCTGCCGGTCTCTTTTCTGGATCATTCTCAAAACGTTCGATAATCTCAACACATTTTTCTTTTGATATAAAGTCATCAATTTCAAAAATGCAATGATCGACATCCATTATAAATTAAAAGCTAAAATATCTTTATATACATTAAATGATTCCCCTTGTCATCGTAGGTGGTCTCGCTGCTGCCGCGGCCTATACGTTCTTGGGCCAAAACCTCATATCTTCAGAGGAAGCCAAACGACTCATCAAAGAGGGTAAGATCAAGAAAGTCGTAGATGTTCGTACGACTGTCGAGTGGCGCGCGGGACACTACCCCAAGGCGCTCCACATCCCCGTCGATAAGATCAACGAAAAGACAACTGCTGAACTCCCCAAGAGGGGGCTACTCGTCTACTGCAACACTGGGCAAAGAGCCAGATTTGCAGCAGAGAAATTGGTGGAACTTGGTTTCAAACAAGTCTATTACATAGCTGGACATTACTCATCTCTACTTTAGTTTTACCCCCAAAACCCTCCTCAACTTTTGGAGTACATTGGGATCGGGAATAGCTCTACCAGACTCATATGCATTAATAATACTCGCATTCACTCCAACCACGATTGCTAAATCTTTTTGTGTCTTGAAACCTTTAGCAATTCGCCCCTGTTGAATCATCTTCGCCATAGAGAGAGAAACTTTCTTGTGTGTTCCCAACTCTTCACGATCCAACTTTTGTTTCTTCGTCACTTCATGGTGTGGCTGTGTGGGTCGCGAAACATTGTGTTTCGCTCCATGAATGACGACAGGTTTCCAGTCTTGGTGATTCATTCTAGTTGTATCACCCGTTTCGTTTTTAAGATTCTTTCCAACCGTTCCTTCTCCCTTCTCATGAATACCGTCAGTTCCATGACTTCACCCTGAAGTTTAACCTTCCCCGCTTGACGCATCCACATGACATGTTCAACACGGGTCACATCAACACAGGACATCTTCGTGTCTGGTGTTTGACTGTGATGAACAGCCAGGACCATCGCATCTCTTTTCGTCTCTTTGGGAAGTTGTGGGCCTTCATGGCACACCACAACATGTGATCCGGAACAGCCCGCCACGTGCATCCACCAGTGTTGAGGCACACTTGAAAGTGTCAACTTGTCGTTTTCCTTTGCATTTTGTCCCACTCGTATCGCGATCCCGTCGCGTGATGTATATTCGAGCATATTTTTTCCTCGTTACAAGTACTATGCACGTCATCCTTAAACCGAGTCCGTCCGTGTCGCATAAATATAGAGTGACTCTTCCCAATCAACGCACTATCGATTTCGGACAGAAGGGATTTCAACACTATGTGAATCATGGTAATCCCAGACTCATGCGTGCACACCTTATCAGAAAGGGTGCTGTCATTCCCAGGGATCTCCGGATCGAGACGAATCCTTTCGAAATTCATCGTGGTATGTTGATGGTCGATGAAAGTACGGAAGAGGATTGGGAGGATTTTTTCAGGGCTGAATACTGGGAACGATGGATGCTTTGGTCGTATCCCGACGTTAACAAGGCTAAACTTTTCATGACCATGAATAAGGGTATCCTATTCATGCCAACGAAAGAAGATTTCTGGTACTGTGGCGGTGATAAAAATATGGACCTATTATAATGAGTTGTATAATCGGACAATCAAAGCATGAGAATCACATCGAGATAGAACCCATGGGGTGCAGACCGGTCAGTCCCGATGTGTGTAAATCCGGATTCATGGCCCCGAGCGAAAACATAACAAAACCCGAAAAATCTCTCGATCAGTGTTGTAAATGTAAGGCTGGCGAGTCGTGTGCGTTTTGTATAGACCCCAACAAATGTTCAAAAGAAGAAAAAGGTAGATACGTCGCAAGTGATGACGATGACTGCTTTTCGGATGACACGGAAGAATACGAACCCGTACCACCGGAAAAACCCATGGATGCGTTTGTACCGGAGACTGAACCCGATACCGAAGTGGATGGTAACGCCATGCTCTTTTATATATTAGGATTCGGTATTTGTTTATTTTTAATGGCATTACTTTCACTTACCCGTTGATCCGAAACCACTGGAACCTCTATCCGTTTCTTCGATAATTTCAATTTCTTTGACGGGTGGAGTTTCGCACCGCTCTAGAACAAGCTGAGCGATCCGATCACCCTTCTTAACCTCAAAGTCTTTGTCTCCATGATTGAAGAGAACGACTTTGACTTCTCCTGTATAGTCCGGATCGATGACCCCAGCCCCAACTTGGATACCATGTTTGACAGCGAGTCCCGAACGGGGAGCAACTCGCCCGTATACTCCAGATGGGAGAACAACTGCGATCCCCGTGGAGACAAGCCCACTCTCCGACGAGCGAATAACACACCCCATATTGCTGTAGATGTCATAACCCACAGCCCCATCGGAACCACGAGTAGGAAGAATAGAATCATTCGAGAGCTTCTTGATCCCGAGGGACATTCTGATTTATAGACGATTGACTCCCTTATACTTCTTAACGGTGATGAGTTCCGTCGCGGGTGTACCCTTATTCGGTGGATACTTACAAAAATTTTTACATTTACAATGTTCACCCTTATTGAAGAGTTCTCTCTTATTCGCGTAACAACGCATGGGTAAATACATATCCTTTGACACGTAACGCATCAGTCGATCGATGAATATCATGTTATACATTTCTATTTTCTCTTGTTTAATTAAATGAACCACTGTCTCGTGTTCGGAGCCAGGGGACACTTGGCCAGGACGAGGATCCTACCGGTTCTTGAGAAGATGAACTGTCCATACACACCCATATCGAGATCGGAAGTTGCAAATCTTCACCACATCGAAAATACATCAAACGTTGTCGCGTACATGTCCATTCCCACACACGATTTCTGTGAAAACGCCAAACCATATCTCAATCTCGTTGATCCTCTGTACATTCTAGAAAAACCACATGGGCATTCCCTTCACGACTTTGAGAGAATTCAATCGTACGTCAAGGAGAACAATCTACGTGTACTCTACAACGACCACTATCTCGGTAAACCAATACTCGACCGCATCGAAATTCCCGATGATGTACACACCATAAAGATCGTGTTACATGAAAAAGGGGACATGAATGAACGCATTAATTACTTTGATACCGTGGGAATCATAGGCGACATGTATCAGAGTCATTGTGTTCTACTGTTCGCGACGTTGTTGGCTAAGCTTAGGGGTGTGCCTAGACGAGACATGTTAAACACATTTCGGTATGTTAAACCACACATCACCGAATTGTCCACCTCCGAATTATATCTGGGAAAGGCCCCGACGCAGTGTAAAATTTCTATGAAGTACGAAGACATACAATTGGAAGCGGACATCGCTAAGATGGTGGAGGAAAAGAAGGGGATATACATCAACAACGAGACGTTTTATAGATTATCGAGTGGTCCGTGTCCCTATGAGACGGTGTTTAAAAAAATAATCGAGGGTGACACATCATTCTTCTTAGACGAGGTCGAGGTCCAACATCTCTGGAATCACTTTTCGATTATGGAATATTGACCAAAATGATTTCGCTGTGCCATCAAAAAACTGATGGATACAGGAACGTCATCGATATGGATATGAGTGGTATCCATGACGGTCAGATGTTTATCAAAAAGAAATAATCGTAACTAACAGATGATACTCGTAGTACTATTTATCATATGGTTCTTCGTATATGCACGCATCTGTTCGTGTACAGACGAACGATTTGTGTGTGCACGAACCGAATTTTATGGGTTCCAGTATGGACATCTATTCTTTTACATGATCGCGGGAATGCTGTACCCAGACAAGTTCAAGACGTGGATAGGTCTGGGAATCGCATGGGAACTATTCGAATACTGGCTCTCGAGTAGACCAGACATCGTGAAAAAGCTTGGTGGGTGTTTGGGACGATACGAAGGGAGGGATGAAGGTCCTCCGTGGCTTCGTAAGGTGTATGGCGGTAAACCAAAACAAGAAAATTTCATAGACCGTGCTCTCGGTATCAAGAACTCGACAGAACATACATGGCATTATTCAGTGGGTGAAAATGTGACGAACGTC